ATCCGGATCCTCATTGTGCGGCGTGAATATCCGGAGCTGGAGCAGAGCATCATCCTGCCCATGCGGAAAATGATCCCCGGCCAGGCAGCCGACTACAACGGCACCATGCGCATGCTGTTCTTTTCCAACGGCTCCGTGATTAAATTCGGGCATTTTGGCAGCGGCGATGAGATTGAATATCAGGGGCAGGAATACGACTGGATTTTCATGGAGGAGGCCACCCAGTTCACGGAGCGCCAGTTTCGCGTGCTGGGGGCGTGTCTGCGGGGCGTCAACAGCATCCCCAAGCGGATGTATCTCACCTGCAATCCAGGCGGCATAGGGCATTTGTGGGTCAAGCGGCTGTTTGTGGAGCGGCGCTATCAGGAACGGGAGAATCCGGAGGACTATGCCTTCATTCCCGCTACTTTGGACGACAATCCCCATTTGAAAGCGTCCTCCCCGGATTATGAAAACGCCCTGGACCTGCTGCCGGAGGACATCCGCCGGGCGCACCGCTACGGCGACTGGGACGCCCTGGCCGGCAGCTTCTTTCCGGAATTTCGCGCCGAAAGCCACGTGGCGGCGCCTTTTCGCCGCATACCCGCGGAGTGGAAGAAGTACCGGAGCTTTGACTATGGTCTGGATATGTTTGCCTGCCTGTGGCTGGCAGTGGATTTTGACGGGCGCTGCTGGGTGTACCGGGAGGTGCAGCAGAAAAATCTCATTGTCTCCGAAGCGGCCCGGCTTATGCTGGAGCTGACGCCGCCTGGCGAGCAAATCGAGTTTACAGCCGCGCCGCCGGATATGTGGAACCGGCAGAAGGACAGCGGCAAAAGCATGGCGGAGCTGTTTATGGAAAACGGCATAGGGCTGCTGCGTGCCAGCAACAGCCGGGTACAGGGCTGGATGGCGGTAAAGGAAATGCTCAGGCCCATGGACGCGGAGGGCAAGGCGCAGCCCGGCCTTCTGGTTACGGAGGACTGTCCCGGCCTGGCCGCCAATCTGCCGGCTTTGCAGCATGACGCGAAGCATCCATCGGACTGCGCCACAGAGCCCCACGAGATCACCCACATCTGCGATGCCCTGCGCTATTTCTGCGTGACCAGGGTGCTGGCGGCGGAGCGGGCAGAGGAGGAGCCTGATGCCGCGGAGCTGCTGCCCTACGATGCGGCTATGACAGGCGGCGACATATGCAATGGATACCTGCACTACGGAGGAGGCTGATACACCGTGGCCAGTATACAGACCGGCAGCGCCACCAGCATTTTCAAAATACAAAAGTTCCGGGGGCTCAATGAAAACCCCGATGGCGACACCAAGCTGCAGCCAGGAGAGCTGGCAGTGATGCGGAATTTTTGCGTCACCAGAGACGGACATCTGCAGCTGCGGCCCGGCACAAAGACCGTGCTTGCCCTGCGGGAGGCCTGGGAGGCCTGGGCCCAGGGCCGGGAGGCGGTGGAGGAGGAACCCCGCTTCTGCGGCGCCTGGCAGGGCCGCTCCGGTGACCGGGAGCTGCTGCTGGCAGCTTTCGGCGGCGCGATTTTTGAGCTGTCTCTTACAGACGGCACGGCAAAGAGCGTTGGAAGCTGCACCCAGGACGCTGCACATTTTTTCGGCTTTGCAGGAAACGTATATCTTCTCAACGGGCATGAGTATTTGTGCTGGGACGGCGGGGAAGCCACGGAGTTTGCACCGGTGGAGCCCTATATCCCCCTGGTGCTGACGGCGGCGGACCCCGCGGGAAACGGGACGGCGCTGGAAAACGTCAACCGGCTCACCGGCAAGCGCCGGGCCCGGTACAGCCCCGATGGCAGCGCAAAGGAATTTTATCTGCCGGAGCAGGATGTCAGCGCCATTGTGGCAGTAGAAGGCTTCACCGGGACATATACGCTGGACGCCTCAATGGGCAAGGTCACGTTCGCCAGCGCTCCCGCCAAAGGCGTCAATACCCTGACGATTACATGGGACAAGGGTGTTGACGCGGCGGAGGAAGTAGCGGCTATGCGCTTTTCCGAGCTGTACAACGGTCTTTCGGACACCAGGGTGTTCCTTTACGGCGATGGCAGTAACCGGACCATTTACAGCGGTGTGGAGTTCCAGAGCGGCCGGCCAACGGCAGCGTATTTCCCCGACCTGTTTGAAGCTTCCATTGGCGAGGCCAACACGCCCATCACAGCCCTGGTGCGCCACTATTCCAGGCTGCTGGTCTTTAAAACGGACAGCGCCTGGAGCATACAGAGCGACACCATGACCACCGCTGCAGGCAATACGGTGCCCGCCTTTTATGTTATGCCGGTAAACCGGCAGGTCGGCAATGCGGCGCCCGGTCAGGCACGGCTGCTGGAAAACAGCCCCCTGACGCTGTTTGAAAAGCACATATACCAGTGGAGCGCCGCCGCTTCCGGCGGCAATATCACCGCCGACATGCGCAACGCAAAACGCATTTCCGACCGTGTGACGGCAACACTGGGCGGCTTTGACCTGTCTGCCGTGCGCACCTTCAACCGGGCGGGAGAAAGTGAATTCTGGTTTCTCAGCGGTACGCAGGCCCTGATTCTGAACTATGCCAACGACAGCTGGTACCGCTATGAGGGGCTGCCCTTCGCGCAGCTGCTGGAGCTGGAGGGGGAGCTGTACGGCTTTACGCCGGAGGGGGCGCTGCGGCATGTATCCCGGCGCTGGCGCAACGATGACGGGCAGGAAATTGATGCAAGGGCAGAGACCGGCTCCATGGCTTTTGACCGGGCCTGGCTTCTGAAATACAGCCCCCTGCTCTTTGTTGCCATCAAGCCGGAGAGCGGGGCAAGGCTGACGGTAACGGTGGAGACCAACCGCCGGGGCGACTATCCGGAAAAGCTGATCTCCTCCGGCCTTGCCACCTTCTCCAGCGTCAGCTTTGCCCATTTTTCTTTTGGCACCAACCGCAAGCCCAGAGTGGAGCGAGTAAAAATGAAGGTAAAGAAAGCCACCTTCTACAAAATAATCTACAAAAGTCTTTCCGCTTCCGCCGCCGCTACGGTGCTGGAAACGGATATCCAGCTGCGCTATGCGGGGAATGTGAAATGAGGTGTGATCCATGGATGACTGCTTTGCCCTGACGCCGGAGCGTGTGGCGGCGGAATATGCGGAGGCGATGCGCTTCAACAACGGCATTGATCTGTACGACTGCGTGCAGACCAACGAGAACTTTTTCATCGGCAGACAGTGGGAGGGGGTACAGTCCAACGGACTGCCCACGCCGGTTTTTAATTTCCTCAAGCGGGTGGTGCTCTTTTCCGTGGCCAATGTGTCTACGGACAACCTGAAGCTCCACGCAAAGCCCCTGCCCTCCCGCTCGGAGCAGCACACCCACGCCCTGGAGGTGGTGACGGACATTCTCAACCACCAGTTCAACGCCATTTTTGAGCGCAACAAGCTGGGCGGCTGTATCCGGGAGTTCTGCCGCAACGCCGCGGTGGACGGCGATGGCTGCCTCTATGCCTGGTGGGATGGGGAGGCAGAGACCGGCCAGGACGCCAAAGGAGAGGTAAAAACGGAAGTACTGATGAACACCCAGGTGATGTTCGGCAATCCCAACTGCCGCCACGTACAGCTGCAGCCCTATATTCTCATTGAGCGGCGCATGCTGGTCAGCGAGGCCAAAAAGCTGGCCGGAGACAGGGCGGAGCAGATTACCGCCGACAGCCGGGAGTCCGGAGACCCCCACCTGGATGAGCTGGGCGGGGGAAAGGTAACGGTGCTGCTGCGGCTCTGGAAGGATGAAAAAAGCGGCTGCGTCCATGGCTATGAGTGCACCAGAAATACCGTGCTGCGGGAGGAGTGGGACCTGGGCATAGACCTCTACCCCCTGGTGTGGATGAACTGGGACTATGTGCAGGACTGCTATCACGGCCAGGCGATGATTACCGGCCTGATTCCCAACCAGATTTTTGTCAACAAGCTCTTTGCCATGTGCATGATCTCTCTGATGACCCTGGCCTATCCCAAGGTGGTTTATGACAAGACCCGCATTGCCAAATGGACCAACCGTGTGGGGGCCAGCATCGGCGTCAACGGCAATGTGGACAACGTGGCAAGGATCATTGACCCGGCCTCCATCTCTCCGCAGATTTCCCAGTTC